CATGATCTTGTTCTTGAGGAGGTGGTCGAACACGCCCGGCTTCCGGAGGGAGATGAGACACCCGAAGGCCAAATTAGGGGTTGGAAACGACAGACCCCTAAGATGCGTGTAAATTTGTCTCAAGTACTCGCGGATGAGGCCTACCTGCAGTTTGGCAGGAGAGCGAGGTCCCAGGCGAACGATCTCGTCACACGTAAGTGGATGCGAGATTTTCTCCACGAGTACAAGGGTCTGAGGGCGAAAGATGCCTCTCGAGTAATCGAGCTGGCACTCTCGCTCAGTTATTTGCCCCCTGAGGAGTTTTGGGAGATCCGCGCCGCGGAGCAGACGTACGCCTATGGGCGTCGTGTGCCGCGAGCTGGGCCCCAAACCCCTTAGGGAGGCCCAGTTTGCGTACTGGGGAATGGTTGCAATCGTAGCAAAGCACCCGACCATCCCGCTCTGTCAGTAAAACGCAAATTGGGTGACCCAAAATCCCGGTACATGTCGCGAATTACCGGGATATCGCCAAGAATGGAACTTTCTGGCTTCAACAACACTATTGACACCTTGGAGCGTGCGGTCAAAGAACGAGTGTTTTTCGTCAAGGAAAACGGGCTGTTCGTGGAACCACCACGCCCCGAGGCCAACCACTTCGAGCGACAAATGCAAGAAGTGGATGCCCTGCTAGCGCGTCAACTGCCCCACGCCACCCCTTTGAGCCGACAAGATTTTGTCGAGACGTTCAGGGGTGCCAAAAGGCAGATGTACCAGCAAGCAGCCGATTCACTGTACGGTAGATCAGTGGAACGGGCGGACTCGGAAGTCAAAGTGTTTGTCAAGTATGAGAAAACCGACTATACTCGCAAATCTGATCCGGTACCACGGGTGATTTCACCTAGGAACCCCAGATATAATGTCGAGCTCGGACGTTTTCTCAGGCCAGTAGAAGAACGAATTTTCCATTCACTCGCTAATCTCTTTGAGGGGAAGACAACTGTGTTCAAGGGAATGAACGCGGCTGAAAGCGGGGAGAAGATGTTTGACTTGTGGAGCTCTTTCACGGAACCTGTGGCTATTGGACTCGACGCAAGTCGGTTCGACCAGCATGTTAGTGTTTCGGCGTTGAAATGGGAACACAAGCAGTACCCTAGGTGCTTTCCAAAGCCCTACCACAAGAGCTTGAAGAAACTCTTGTCGTGGCAGGTTAAGAACACTTGTAGAGGGTACACTGAGGACGGCAAACTCAAGTACACCAAGGAGGGTGGTCGCATGTCTGGCGACATGAACACATCCCTTGGTAATTGCATCCTCATGTGTAGTATGATCAAACAGTACTCTCTCGACAGGGGGGTTCGGACCTTGTTAGCGAACAATGGAGACGATTGCGTCGTCTTCATGGAGCGCAAGGATTTAGACAAATTCTCGCATGACCTCGATTCGTGGTTTCGGGCTATGGGCTTCAACATGACCGTTGAAGAACCATGCACCACGTTCGAGGAAATCGAGTTCTGCCAAACCCACCCTGTCTTCGTCGGGCCAAATTCGGATTCGTACCTTATGGTGCGGCATCCTAAGTGGGCTATTGCTAAGGACACCATGTGCATACACGGTTTCCAGAACAAAGCTCAGTATTTAGCCTGGCTGGACGCTGTAGGCACCGGGGGCCTAGCCATGACTGGTGGAGTGCCAATCTTCCAGGACTTTTACCGAGCTTATTGCTCGGCAGGAGTTCGCGGCAAGACACATTACCAGGCGCAATCATGGGGTGTTAGAAGCTTGCAGAAAGGGATGGTTCGTCAGTACGGCGACATCTTGCCCCACACTCGGGCTAGCTTCTACTGGGCTTTCGGCGTTACGCCTGATGAACAAGTTGTAATGGAGGATTTCTACAGCCGAGCTGTACTGGATTGTGACGCGCGTACTGAGCTCACATTCCAGAACATCGAGGTTTTGTAGCGCCGAGAGGCGTTAAATCATTGGGTCCGTGGGGTTAAAGGCCCAAAACGTTTCCTAAGGGAGTAAATATTTACGTGCTATCCAGAATGCCGAACGACTGCACGGCGCCATCCCTTAGCGGTTCCCACGGATGAACAGTCTCCGTTGATGTCGGGTACCCAATACAACATCATCACTATGGCATCTAAACAACTCATCGTCGCCCGCAGGGGCAAC